CCGGCTGCAATTTTCAATGCCTTTGAAGGATCACTACTTGATCAGGGGTCAAGATTATTATGCTCATTTAACCCAACGAATACCACCGGTGAAATCATCCGGTATGAGCAGGATAAAAGAACTCATCAAATTCACATTGCGGCTAAACACTTACATGAATCTGAAGAATATAAAGCAAATCCGGAACGTTATATTGAATTAGCTAGCCCTGAAGCGTGCCAGGTCTTATTAGATAGCTATGGACCTGATTCACCAATTTATATGTCTAGAGTTTTAGGGGAATATCCCAACCAGGACAGTGACGCGGCAATAAAAATCGATTCACTCAGGGCAATGAGGGAAAGGGAGCTTGATATTGGTACAGTTGACAAGGTATTATATTCCTGGGACGTAGCAGGGGATGGATCTGACTCGAATCAAGTTGGGTTGTTGTTAATTGGTGAAAAGGGTTATTATTACGAGGAGATTGAAAATTGGATAAAGGGTACACACACTGAATCAATGAAACGGGTCTATGGATTGATGAAGGATCACATTGAGGAAGCTGAAGAATCATATAAAGATGATTTGAAAAAGGATCCGGAGGCAATTTTCCCTGAATTTTATTTAGTGGTTGATGCAGTTGGTGAAGGTTCCCACGTCCCTAGTTTCATGAGTGAATGGCTACCGGTTGTGACGACAATAGCATTTAAAGGAGGATCTAAACCCCGGAAGATCAGGGAACGCCGGCAAACTGAATTAATGAATAAGAATTCTGAAGCCTGGTATAGGTCTCATTTATTGATAGAAAATAAAATTAACACGTGGCTTCCCATCTCGGCTAAAATTTCTGATCAGTGTTTCCATGAATTATCCACCAGATTAAGTGAATGGAAGGCCAAGGCTGCAGAGCCTTTAGTTTGGGCAATTGAACCTAAGGAAAAATATAAAGAGCGGAATCGAAATAAATCACCGGATAAGGCTGACACATTTATCATGGCTATATATGGAATCCGGCATACAATAGGGATTAAATTGGAGATAATATAGCACCATAAATACTATTTCTGGTGAAAAAATAATTTTTTTCTGTTGACTTGTATCATAATTACTTCTAAATTCTTTTAGGTTATGAAGATGATTAAACAAGAAAACAAACTGATGCGGGAAATTAAATGGCACATGGCCTCTATTCTGAGGTTCAGTTTTTTTGCTCCTTTTATCCTTCCGGCGATCAGTGAGTTAATTAAATAAGAAAGAGGATCGAAATGAAACTAAATAAAACACATCGCAGATCATTAATTGAACAGCTCCAGAAAGCGGAGGCTGATCTGAGTCTTGAGCATTCCACGCTCAGAAGTTTTGAAAAGGATTTCCGGGAATTCAAGGAAACGAAAGCCACAAAAAAAGGATCGCATCGTCTGGGAGTTAAGTTAGAGGAAGCGGTACACTGGGCTGAGGTTGGTTTGATGGTTGCTCAGCTCAGAGTTAAATCAATACAGAAATTACTTGTCGATAATAATAACCCGGATTGGTAAGATGAATACTCCACAAATAAATGAATTAAAACCGATTGATCCGCCGTACCCAGCTTTCGGAGCAACTCAAAAATATTATGAACCTCTCACTCGATTTATTGTTGAAGGTGAATACAAAGAGTCACTCTGTGGATTTGATACGAAAGTCCAAACAGGCGCAATTGACTTGATGGATGCTCAGGAACAACTGGCACGGTTATTTGATGAATATCCTTTGACCGGGTTCAATATCTACAAGGTTTATTAACTATTCCTCCTCAAAAGGTCGGACGCTTCATAACCTCAACCCGGCCTTCCTCTCAAAGCCCTGCTGTAATGGCGGGGCTTTTCTGATTATAAAAAATATCATTTTATAAAAACACCTTTTATTTTATTATTTCCTTATATTATATTCATGGGAGAATTCAAGGCTATCAAATTTGATTACGCAACTATTAATGGTTGTTCTGGTTTTGACTTACATTGCTTTTGGCGCTGTAAGTTTTTACGTTTCAACCATTACGCCAAAAGAAAAGGTAATAAATGGGACACTGGGTTTCAGGATTATGTACTGGCATGGAATCTATTTTGCCAGCTCATTTATTTTATCTTTTTGGTTGGGATTATTAGCGTATTTTTTGATGTATATACAATAAAGCATGCTGATCACTGAAAGAAAATAAAGGAGTTATCATGAAGCTGACTAAATGAACCCGATTCAAAATATTTTAGCATCCAATGGCATTATAACGAAAGCCGCTGGAAATGTTGATTACCCGGGAATCGTGTTTGATAAAATGAGTGCTGATACCGGTGTTTATGCTCCTATTTCTACCTCCGATTATATTGATTTATCCACTGTTCATTCTGATGTTTACCGAGCTATTAAAGTTCGATCTGAATCAATCGCCTCTCTACAAACCCGGGTTGAGATAGCCAAAGGAGATGAAATAGAAAATATAATTGATCAGCCTGAGTTTGAGGTATTACGAAAACCAAATGAATGGCAAACTCATTTTGATTTCTATGAACAGACCATGCAGTACCTGGATGCAGCAGGGGAATGCCCTTGGTTGCTGGAGCTTCAGGGCAGTAAAATTATTTCAATGCTCCCGATTAATCCGAGTCTTTTAAAAGTTTATCCGCACAATAATTTCCTTGTTTCTCATTATGGATTTATAACGCCCACTGGCCAAGAAATCAAGATTCCACCGGAGTGTATATTTTTCCTGAAGTATAATAATCCGAATGATCACCTGCGTGGACTCTCACCTATTACAGCCTTGAAAAATGAAATCGTCCTTGATCTTCAGGCACAAAAAGGAGCAACCAGCACTTTCGCTTCAGGAGCAAAGCCGTCTGGTGTTTTAGCTCCTGAAAAGGATGTCGACATTGAGCCGGCAGAATACAAGGCACTATTAAAACAGATCAGAGAAAATTACCAAGGGTCAGATAATTTCGGTAAAATAATGGCGCTAAATGTTGGGATGAAATGGACTCCCATACAATACAGCAACGCTGATTTGCAGTTCATGGAACTCAGGTATGGCACCGGGAAGGCGGTTGGTAAAGTATATGGTGTGCCTCCAATCATGATGAATGATTACAAAGATGCCAGTGTCCTTGCAAATGCCGATACTCAACACAAAATTTTCTGGGATAATATCAAGCCGACTCTCGTTAAGTTGGAAGAAATATTCACATCTGATCTATTGCCCCGGATCAGTGCCAAGCAGGGAATCCGGTACCGATTTGATTTAAGCAAGGTCACCGCTCTGAAGCCCGACCGTGGCAAGGAAGCAGAATTGTATAAAGGCGGGGCGGGATATACCCTGAATGATTACCGGGTAAATGTTTTGAATCTGGATGCTGATCTGGAAGACCCGAACATGAGAAAGAAACTAATGCCAAATAATATGACTTTCGTTGATGAGCCTGAAGTTGAGTCAAATGATCCTGAAGAAAAGGCGATCCGTGGACTGGATTTAATCAGTAAAGAAATCAACCAGCATTTGATTGAAAATGATCCTAAAACGATGCATGAAAATATTCAGGGTAAAATCAGTAATATGGTTCAGGGTAAAGAGCAACGTGACTTTGATATCATCCGGGCTTCAGCTGAGAATTTTATAAACCAGAATGTCGACCGTCATAGTGAAAAAATGATCAAGAGTATTGATCCAATATTCACCAAGCAGTTAAATGAATTGCTGAAAAATCTACAAGGGCAAAAGATGTTCCGGGCGCCGACCTCTGAAGATATCATGTTCAATACCAATAAATATATTAGAGAATTTGAGAGTGCCGGCAAGCCTCATATTGCCAAGGCGCTGAAGGATGCCGGGCAACAATTCGCAAAGGCAAACGGGAAATCATTTGACCTGAATGATCCGGCCGTGGTTAAATATATTAACGAGGCATCCCACGAATACGCAGCATTATCTGTGGATACCACTTTCAACCAGGTGGATAATATTTTAAAAAATAGCCTGGCAGAGAAATTAACGATTGAAGAAATTTCACTGCTCATTGAAAAATATTTTGAAAATAATCAGGCGATGCGATCTGAAAGAATTGCCCGGACAGAAATGATCAGGTCCACAAACAAAGGTAGAATGGAGTCAATGCTTCAACTGGATTTCACTCACCACATGTGGCTTTCTCAAAGGGATGCTGATGTCCGGAGTAGTCATTTTAAAATTGATGGAACGGTGGTAAAAGTTGGGAGTCCATTTCCACAAGCTGACGATACCATGGCAGACCCGACATTTCCGAGTAGCATAAATGAGCGATGTTATACGATCCCGGTCCAGAAGCCGAAGAATTAACAGGAGTTTTGTTATGAAGAATGAACGAGTTAAGAATAAAAATGGTAATCTGGTTGGATACCAAAGCGATATTGTTAGAGCATTCAACGAGGATGGTTCAATCAGATTCACCCTTACTGCTAAACAACTGGATCGATATTCTGAGGTTGTAATGCCTAAAGGGGTAAACCTGGCAAACTTTAAATCAAACCCTGTTGTTTTATGGGCACATAATTTCGCTCAACATGACGGGACTCCTATTGGCAAAATTAATCCTAAGAGCATAACGGTAACTGATGACAGTATTGAAGCTGATGTTGTATTTGATCAGAATGATGATTTCGCTAAAAAGGTGGAAGCCAAGATTCGTAGTGGATTTTTAAATACCGGCTCTATAGGATTCAAAGCAATTGATATTTCAAAAGAACCAGTTCTTCCTGGCCAAAAAGGGGCAACATTCACTAAATCTGAATTGATGGAATTTAGTATTGTTCCGATACCGGCCTTGCCGGCGGCAATGGCTCACAGGGATTACCGGGAACTGATGACTGACTCAAAGGAAGCCGGGATGGAAATTGTGGATGATTTGATTAATCGTTATTTTGATGTTGATACTACTCCGAAAGGTGGAATGGTTTCGGGAGCTGAAACGATGGTTGAGTTACCTCTTGAAGTCTGGGAAAGTGCTAAATGCCAGATTGAAGAATATAATACATTGAAAGCCGGTAAAGTCATCAGCAAGAAAAATCGTAGTCTGCTTGAAAATTTAAAAGGTAATCTGGAAACGGCAATTGAATCACTTGGATCATTACTCAAAGCTGATTCAGCCCCGGAGCAAGAGGAAGAAGTTGAAAACATAGTTGATGAGAAAAATGCTCTGCCGGATGAAGTTAATTTAGAATTAAATACAAAAATTTCTGAACTGATTAATTTATTAAAACCAGGATCAGAATAAATTTAACCTGAGGCTCAAGAAGTCCTACCAAAATGAAAAAGGAGTCAGAAATGACTGAAAATACAAATGACAAAACACTGAAGTTGGTAAATGAGCTGACTGAAGTGGTTCGTGGTGTGGCTGATTCTCAGGGTGAACGCGACGAAAAAATTGCAAAAATATCTGAAGATTTACAGGAATCAATGGGTGTTTTGCAGGATTCACAAAGTAAAATGGAAGCCACTGTGGCATCATTAGTAGAAATCGACGAAAAGAAAACCAAGGATATTTTCGACCTGGTTGCTCGTGATTCCGCTCCTGCCGCCCACTGGGGTTATAGCGATCCGCTGACCCGTGCCTTATATGCCCCGCATACTAAGCACGAAGTTGGTCGTGGATATGTTCATGATGGAAAAGCCTATGATGTTTCTGATGATGTAATGGATATGAATGACAGTTTGTATCTGATGGGAATGATTAAGGCAATCGGTCATCAGATGCAGAATCCTGGCAGTAGAAAAGGATACGAGGAGCATGTCCAAGAATTTGAAACATATAAATTCTTCCAAGCTGAATTGGAACGGGATCCTGTACTTGCTAAAGCATTGGATACTTCCACCGCTGGATCTGGTAATGAATTTGTGCCTCAGGGATTTAGCGCACGTCTAATTGATGATGTTCGTCAGGCCTTGAAAGTTGCCGCTCTGTTTATGAATGTCCGGATACCTGCCAGAATGGACACCATGAAATCACCGGTTCAGGGAACATTACAGCTTCCTTATTTAATTGGTGAAGCGGCAAGTGATTCCGCAAGTAAAATTGGTGCCCGAACCGCTCCGACTGCTGATACCACATTTTCTGTGATTAATCACGGTTTACGGATGCTCTGGAGTTATAATTTCGAGGAAGATGTTGCGCTTGCCATCATGCCTTTCATTCGTTCCGAACTGGTTCAAGCTCTTGCTGCCGGTGAAGAAAAAGCGATAATAAATGGTGACACCGCAACCACTCATCAGGACACCGGCGATACCGTTGCTGCCTCTGATATCTTGCGTTCTTACGAAGGGCTGCGGAAACTCTGTGGTGGATCGAGCGGAAATGCTGCGGTTGACCTTTCAACTGTTTCTCTGGATAATACCAGAGCCATTCGTAAAAAGATGGGTCGTTATGGATACAATCCTGCCGAACTGGCTTACATTACCGGTTTCAGCGGATACATTCAGCTGTTGACAATTGATGAATTGATCACCATGGATAAAATTGGATCACGCGCAAATGTTTTGAACGGCCAGATGGGAATGCTCGATGGTTCTCCAGTGGTAGTTTCAGAATATGTTCGTGAAGATTTGAACACCAGCGGAATTTATGACGGCACTACTGAGACTGATACTCAGTTATTGGTACCGAATGTTCGCGCTTTCCGTCGGGTTGACAAACCTTCCGGAGTCCGGATTGAAGTTGGCCGTGATATTGAAACCCAGCAGAATGTAGCGGTCGCAAGCCGCCGGCTCGGTTTTAAAGAAACTGTCACTCATGGTTCCGGTGAAGAAACTATTGGTAATGGATATTCCATAACCTCATAACGAAAACGATTCAAGTTTGGGAGAGCTGAAAGCATTGAGTCTTTCGTGAGCCTGAAGGAGAATAAAGGAGTTACAAGATGAAAGGTGTATTAGAAAGTCCCGGACGCCCCGGTCCAAGTGATGCGGCTTTGAAAGCCGTCGGTGTTCCAGCAATGGACAATCCGAAAGGTGACGGAAATGATTTTCAGTCATTCATGACTTTGCTGCGGGTTGCCGCTGGTCTAAATCATATAATTCAGGTCAATGACTGCGAAACCGCTGCTGATTTTACGGAATCAGATAACGGAACATTCGACATTGCCGCCTCTGCCGCAACTGGTAAACGAGTTGGAACTAACTGCATGAAACTCAGCTCGACCGGTGCTTGTGATGGGACTCAATATGTTCAGAGTCTTTTGATTGATGAATCAAGCAAGATTGCGGTTCAGAGTGGGAAGCGTCAGGCTGATTGGCGTGATAGTAATTATGTTGGTTTCTGGGTTCATAATGAAAGCAACGGTGATTATTCCACCGCCGGTGAAATGACATTTGCTATTGTAAATGATGGAACGGTTTCATCCGAAACTAATGTTCCAGCGTTGGTTGATGATGTCCATGCATGGGTACAAATTGATATATCAAGTTTCCGCCGTGATAAAGTTGAAGCAATTCGATTTTATTGCTCTGCCGGTGCTGGTGAAGATTTGTATGTTGATGATATTATCCG